TGGTGGGGTTCACCCTGCGTGCTTTTATTTGGATCTTTTTGCCAGCTTCAGATTCTGCGTCGTGACCTGCTGCTGAGTTATTGGCGAGCTTCAAACCTAGAGCTGAAGCAACCAGCCACTCGGCGTAGTCGCCGGTGGGGTTATTCATGGTTCTCAAGATTCCTCGATTTCTAAGCTCGCCTATCACATCAGACTGGAGCTTGAGCAAATCTTTGGTTTGCAAGTTGGTGAGATTCATTCTTGAGTGTCCTTTAACTTAGGGCTGGTGGAGCCTTCGCTATAGTGCTTGATCAATTTTGGCTCTTCACTACCAGGTTCTGCTGCAGCTTACGGGAAGGGCTGGACACTGATAAGCCGGCAAGTGTAGTGCTACGACAAAACCCCGGCAGCCCGCGTACCTCGTCCTCACCATGCTTACGGAGAAGCGCGAGACCGATGCAATAGGGTGTCGGCGCCGTGAATGTCTTTGGTAGACAGCGGGAAAGACTGCGCACCTATTCAGGGCCTCTGCATCCGCAGGGGCTTTTTCGTATCTGGCACCCACGCCATCGTCCTTGCTCCGAGCGGATGAGAGAGGCGGGGAGTGCTGGACCTATTCTCGCTCCCCGCAAGGGAGGACGCTGGATGTCACATATGCCAGAGAAGAACCCAGAAACCTGGCTCATCGTCATGGCCTGGCTCAGCCAGAACTCACCGATGCTCTATGCCGCGGCGCTGTCGTGCTGGATCGCCTTCTTGCGCGTCATCTACGGCGGCGGGGGAAGGCGGCAGGCCCTACTTGAGTCCTGCCTGTGCGGTGCGATCACGGCCGGTGCGTTCCCGCTGCTCGAATACTTCAACCTTCCATCAAGCCTCGCGGCTGCCGTCGGCGCCTGCATCGGCACCCTCGGTGTGAAGAAGGTTGCCGCTCTGGCTGACCGCTTCACCGATTTCAAATTGCCCAAGCGGCAGGAGTAACCCATGCAACTCATCGACAACTGGAAACAAGCGCTGAGCATGAGCAGCGTGCAGGCAGGCGGCGCCGTTGCTGCCCTGGGTATCGCTGAGCAGTTGTTGCCGCAACTACAGGCCGTGCTGCCGCCAGTGGCCTACGGGGTGCTGGGCCTGCTAGTGATGGTTGCCCGGGTGATCCTTCAGCCGAAGCTGAGCAAGTAGGCCGCGACACGTTTCGGGAGTCGGCAAGTTGTGTCGTTCGAATTTATGAACTACGACGCGCCAGAAGAACACACCTGCAATATGTGCAGGTGCAATGATGGCGAATTTGAAGCTCGAAGTCGGTATCGATGGGCATCAGCTTTTTGCTTACAGATAGGCACCAACTGCAGTCACGTTGGTCGCCGGACGCTAGTGGAGAGAAGTGTGTGAAGCCTGCATGCCTCATTTTTTCAACGGACTGAGTTCTCGAATACGCGTGTGTTGCCTTGCAGTAGGTGGTCTCAAACGCTTTCTTTGGTCCGTATGCCAAACCTGAAGGAGTAAGAACATCAATCATTTCACGAGTTACTGTCATTCGAGAATTCAGCCCCAGCGATCGTTTTTCTTCCGCCAAAAGCGGGGTGCCATCAGTCAATCGCTTCTCATGAGTGAAGTGTTGAAGGACTACTGTCCAGGAGTCCTCTTTGAAGTAGGTAGAGGACGAAATCTCTGATTTAAAGTAATCCAATTGGTTGATTTCTTTGTTGCAGGCTCCGGTTGTCGGCATTGCCTTCTGTGGAGTTTCCATTGAGAAGAGCTTCATTAGCATTTTTTTAAGCACCAGAGCCTCCATGCGATGAATTGATACTCACCAATACCGGCAACCCGCCACTATATCAAGTACCAGAGAATCATTATGACAGCGAAGCCACCCGACTGGGAGGCGATCGAACGAGCCTACCGGGCCGGCGCGCTTTCCATCAGAACCATTGCTGAGCGTAACGGCATCAGCGACACCGCCATTCGAAAGAAGGCTAAGGCCTCTGGATGGGAGAGAGACCTTTCCGAGCAGGTACGCAAAGAGGTTCGCGACAAGTTGGTTCGCGGCGAGGTTCGCGACGACCAATGTGCGAACCCTGGGCATGACGCCGAGATCGTCGAAGAGGCAGCAGAGGAAGGCGCAACGGTTGTTCGCAGCCATCGCCGAGACATTCGCAAAGCCTCGAACCTTGCGAACCTTCTGATGGATGATCTGCTGACGACCATTCAGCAGCGCGAATCCATCGAGAACGCAATCGAGGCAGAAACGAAAGAGGACTCCAGCGGAATCAGGCGTGGGGCAATGCTTGCCGCGGTTGGCCTCCCAAGCAATGCTAAAACCCTCTTTCAGCTTTCCTCGGCCATGAAGAACCTTCAGGTGCTTGAGCGCCAGGCGTTCAATCTGGACGACAAGGAGCAATCCTCCGATGTGGACGAGCTGTCCAACCTGATGGACGAATTATCTAAGGACGCCTGAGCATGAAGCCCGAGCATATGAAGCTGCTCCGGGATCGATTTTGGCGGTTGAACTCGCTGTACTGGATCACCGACAAGAACGGTAAGAAGGTCCGCTTCCGCATGACGCAGGAGCAGATCGACTACTTCCAGGGCATGCACACCCGAAACATCATCCTCAAGGCTCGTCAGCTGGGGTTTACGACCCTGGTCTGCATCGTCCAGCTGGATGCTGCGTTGTTCGAGGCTGCTAAGTGCGCACTGATTGCTCACACCCTGACGGACGCCAAGCGCCTGTTCCGGGAGAAGATCAAGTATGCCTACGACAATCTGCCGGCCGAGATAAAGGCGGCCAACCTGGCACGCAATGACGCGGCTGGCGAGCTGGTATTCAGCAAAGGCGGCTCGCTCTACGTCAGCACATCCTTCCGGGGCGGCACGCTGCGCTATCTGCACGTTTCCGAGTTCGGGAAGATCTGCGCCAAGTATCCGCACAAGGCGCGGGAGATCGTCACTGGCGCCTTTGAGGCGGTGGCAGCAGATTGCTTTGTCACCATCGAATCGACGGCAGAGGGCCGGGCCGGCTACTTCTTCGACTACTCACAGAGCGCCGAGAAGCAGCAACTGTCCGGCGCTCCACTGGGCCTGCTCGACTGGAAGTTCTTCTTCTTCAGCTGGTGGCGCAACCCGCTGTACTGGCTGGATCCGGCGACGGCGGTTATCCCACAGCGCCTGACCGACTATTTCAACGAGCTGGAGGCCAAGCACGGCATTCAGACGAACTCAGGGCAGCGCGCCTGGTACACCGCCAAGGAAAAGACCCTCGGCGACGACATGAAGCGGGAATACCCGTCGATACCGGCCGAGGCCTTCCAACAGTCGGTTGAGGGCGCCTACTACGCCCAGCAGTTCGCAAAGCTCTACCTAAATCAGCGCATCGGCACCGTGCCGGACAACAGCCATCTGCCTGTAATGACCATCTGGGACATCGGCGTCGGCGACTCTACGGCCATCTGGTTCGTGCGCCAGGTCGGCGACGAATACCACGTCATCGACTACTACGAGAACTCGGGCGAAGGCCTGCGGCACTACATGAAGGTGCTCAAGGACAGGGGTTACACCTATTCCGAGCACTGGGGGCCTCACGACATCGACAACCGTGAGTTCGGCAGCGATGCCAAGACTCGCCGCGAGCTGGCCCGTGAGGGCTACGACATCGACGGGCAGAAATACAGCATGACGTTCCAAGTCGTGCCGAAGCTCGGGATCAATGACGGCATCGAGCAGGCTCGCGAGATCTTGCCCAAGTGCGTGTTCGACAACGCCAAATGCGAGGAAGGAATCGCTTGCCTTGAGGGCTACCGCAAAGAGTGGGACGACAAGCGCGGCTGCTGGAAAGATAAGCCGCTGCACGACTGGACATCGCACGGATCCGACGCCTTCCGCTACTTCGCCGTGGCCAAGAGCGCACGGAAGCCGGTCAAATCAATCAAAATGGGATTCGCCCGATAATGGCCAACGACGTCACTTTCACCCGCCCGGAGTACGACGCGGCACAGTCCCGCTGGCGCCTGGTGCGCGACGTCTGCAAGGGCTCGGAAACCATCAAGGCGGCTGGCGACCTGTACCTGCCGCGGCCTAACTCGACAGATATCAGCACCGAGAACAGGGCTCGCTATGAGGATTACAAGAAGCGCGCGGTGTTCTACAACGCCACCGGCCGGACAAAGCATAGTCTGGTCGGGGCGGCGTTCCGCACCTGGCCCACGCTGACTGTCCCAGGCGCTCTCGACTACGTGGCCAAGGACATCGACGGCCAAGGCGTGAGCATCTATCAGCAATCGCAATCGGTCACCGGGCATCTGCTCGAAGTCGGACGGCACGGGCTGTTGGTGGATTACGTCGCCGTCCAGGCGGGCACCGTGAGCAAGGCAGACGAACAATCCGGCCGCGCTCGGTCGAACATTGCCAGCTACCCGGCCGAGGCCATCATCAACTGGAAAACTCGCCAAGTCGGCGGCCAGCACCTGCTGTGTCTGGTCGTGCTGCGCGAGACGGTCGATGTCGACACCGATGACGGGTTTGGCAGCGAACAGAAGGTTCAATACCGGGTGCTGCGCCTGGATGCCGCCGGCGTTTATACGCAAGAGGTGTGGGAAGCGGGGAGCAGCCAGACGGCAATGGTCACTGCGCCATTTGCCCCGCTGAATGGCCTCGGCCAGCCTTGGCGCGTGATCCCGTTCCAGTTCCTGGGCAGCGAAAACAACGACTCTTCGGTAGACGACTCCCCGCTGTACGACATGGCCGAGATCAACATCGGCCATTACCACAACAGCGCGGACTATGAGGATTCGGCCTACTTTGCCGGTCAGCCGCAGTTCTGGATTGCAGGACTCGATGAGGCCTGGCGCGATCACCTGGAGGCGGCCGGCATCTATGTCGGCTCCCGTGCGCCGCTCACGCTGCCAAAGGATGGGTCGTGCGGGTTTGCCCAGCCTGAGCCAAACACCCTCGTCAAAGAGGCCATGGACGCCAAGAAGGGGGACATGGTTTCCCTTGGTGCCAGGCTGATCGAGCGAGGCAGCGCGGTGAAGACCGCGACCCAGGCCGACAATGACAGCGCGGCTGAGCATAGCGTCCTGTCGCTGATCGTGAGCAACGTCAGCGAGGCCTACACCCAGTGCCTGGCTTGGATGGCTGAGTTTTCGAACGCTGCAGGCGAGACCGTCTACAAAATCAATCAGGACTTCACGCAGGTCAGCCTGGACGCAGCGATCATGTCTGCCCTGTTCAATGCTGTGCAGGGCGGTCGCCTTCCTGCGTCGGACTTCTGGCAATACCTGCGTGACCGCGGAGTGATCAACCCGGAGAAGACTGACGAGCATATCCAGGGCGAGCTGGAGTCAAGCCCGGCGGGCCTGGCCCTTGGCGGTGAATGATGACGACCATCGAGCAGCTCGACAGCAGCATCCGCATCATGGTCATGCTCGAGCGTCTGAAGGCAGGGGAGGCGGAGAAGTTCGGCCACTTCCTGGTGCGGATTGACCAGAGCATCCGGGAAAGGCTGAGCGGCGATGAGCTGACCGACTTCACCCGGGCGCGCATGGACAAGTTGCTGAAGGAGGTCGACGCGATCCTTGCCGACATCCTTGCCGGCTTCACTGATCAGCTACAGCTCGACCTGATGGACATCGCGCAGTCGCAGGCCAGCTTCGAAGCCGCGCTGCTGACCAACACGCTACCGGTCGGCATCAGCCTCGATGCGGCAGTGCCGGCGCTCCAGACACTCAAGACTGCGGCCTTCAAGAACCCGCTTAGCATCAAGGGCAATGGTGGCGGCAAGCTGCTGGAGCCATTCATAAAGGACTGGTCGGCGGCCGAGGTCGAGAAGATCAGCGGTGCGATCAGGCAGGGCTGGTTCGAAGGACAGACCAACGCCGAGATAGCCCGGCAGATCCGCGGCACCAAGGCGCTGGCCTACTCCGACGGAATCCTGGCCACAACCGAGCGAAACGCTCAGGCGGTCGTGCATACGTCTGTACAGCACGTCGCCAGCCAGGCGCGCAACGAGACGGCCAAGGCCAACGACGACTTCGTCACGGGCGTGCAGATGATTGCCACCCTGGACAGCAAGACGACGCCCTATTGCCGATCGATCGACCATCAGGTCTACCCGGTCGACTCAGGCCCTCGTCCACCCTTTCACGTCCGCTGCCGCACCAGCTTCATCCTGCTGACCAAGTTCAGCGCGATGTTCAGCAAGGGCGCGACCCGGGCGAGCATCAACGGCCAGGTGCCGGCGAGCCTCAGTTATTACGAATGGCTCAAGACCCAGCCGATGAGCTTCATCGAGCTGGCCATAGGGCCGAACCGGGCAAAGCTGCTGATGAATGGCGGCCTCGACGCTGACAAGTTCGCCGCCCTGCAGCTGGGGAGGAACTTCAAGCCGATCACCCTGGACCGCATGCGCGAGCTTGAGCCGGAAATGTTCAAGCGGGCAGGGCTGTAGCGCGCCACGAAACAGCGAATGCGCAAAACGTAGCGCGACAAATCACCAAGCCCCGCCAAGTGCGGGGTTTTCCACATCTGCGGGCAGGGCCTGCACGAAAGTCTCTGGGAGACAGCAATGACTTTGAAATTTCAACTGGACAGCCTCGAAGGCGTCGATGAATCCATCCAGACCATGTACGTCGAGAAGGGCGGCAAGTACGTCCTGAACATCGAGGGGCTGCCTCAGCCTGAAGACGTGTCAGGCCTGAAATCGAAGGTCCAAGAGCTCCTGGACGAGAAGAAGGCGGCCGACAAGGCTCGCAAGGATGCCGAAGATCAGGCCCGCCTTGATCGTGAAGAGGCGGCCCGCAAGTCCGGAAACGTCGAAGAGCTCGAGCGCTCCTGGTCCGAGAAGTACGCCCGCCGCGAAGCTGAGCTGAACGGCATGCTGGAAAACGAGCGCGGCACGCTGAGCACTCAGATTCGCGATCTGACTGTCGGCCGCACTGCTACTGACATCGCGTCTTCCCTGGCAATTCCAGGCAGTGCCGAAGCATTGCTGCCACACATTGAACGCCGTCTGAGCGTCGAGCAGCGCGACGGCAAGCCCGTTGTGGTCGTACTCGACAAGCAGGGCAAGCTCTCGGCGGCAACGCTGGACGAGCTGAAAGCAGAATTCGCAAACAACACGGCCTTCGCGCCGTTGATCGCGGGTAGCAAGGCATCTGGTGGCGGGGCTTCAGGTGCTGGGAATGGCGGCGGGGCCGCAAAAGGCAACATCGGCGGCAACAAAGA